GATATTGATATTGATATATGTATAGTAATCCTATCAAAGATGCGTTCATAATGTCAAATATACGTCAATATATAGATATGTCGACAAATAGACATATATACAAGGAGATATGATGGGTTATCCAACATTTACAGAAGAACAAATTAGCGAATTTATTGAGACGGCTAATGAAATGGGCATTGGTCCAGCTATGAGATATTTATCATATCCAAAAAGCTATCATACAGCCAAGAAATTCTATATGCAAAGAAATCTAGATATGCCTACAGCTAATACTCTTGCTATTATGACTAAGAATATTGACATATTCTATAAGGATAATGAGAAAGTATTGGCGGCACAGGCAGTAATAGATAGATCAGTAGAGAAACTATATGAAGAAGATCTCTTGGCAGAAGATATAAATAAACTATCAAATGCTATTCATAAAGCAATTCAAACAATCAATCTAATTGAAGGTAAGTCTACTAATATAAATGAAAATCGTTCCAAAGATGGCACAGATTTAGCAATCGTTGATATGCTTAATGAAGCCAAAGCAAGGAACAATTTGATTAAAGATAATATTAAGATTAATTAAAGGGACCACCCAATTCGATAAAAATAAATTTATTTTAATTTTTGCCACTGTAAATAAATTTCTACAGTAAATTTGAATGTTATGCCAATATGGTAATAAGACAAAGTCTATAAGGAGGATAAAATGCCAGGAAAGAAGAAACTTACAACAAGAGAGAAATATTCTCAATTGAAAAAGCAGACTGAGTCTGCAGGTATGGAAGTTAAAGAGAAAAATAGAAAACTTGTTGTATCTCGTAAGAAGAAGAAATAATTGTCTATAGAAGAATATTTAGCAGATATCAATCCTCAATTATTAGCCATATCTGAGGGCAGAATAGAACTTACTAAATTTGATCCAATGCTCTTTGCTTTGCTATATTTGCCACATCACTTGAAGAACGGTGATAACCAACTTACTCTTTCTGAGTTTCACTGGGCTTTGGCTGAATATGGTAAATCTTGGATACATAAGCCAACTGCTCCTAAGCAAAATAGAGATGCATTTATTGCACCTAGAGAATGTGGCAAGTCTACTTGGATCTTTCTTATATTGCCGCTCTGGGCTGCCGCCCATGGACACATTAAATTCGTAGCTGCTTTCTCTGATGCTGCTTCACAGGCTGAGACTCACTTGATGACTTTTAAAAATGAGCTTGATACAAATGAATATTTGCGAGCTGACTATCCTGAGCTATGTACGCCAAAGCTGGCTGGAACTGGCAGAAGCATGGCTAACAACTCTTGGAGAATTGTTCAGCAAAATAACTTCATATTTGATGCAAATGGAATTGATACTAACTCTCTTGGTAAGAAAGTCTTTGGACAGCGTCCAGATTTAATTATTTTGGATGATATTGAGAAGGGTGAGAAGAATTATTCTGAATATCAGGCAGGACAACAGAGAAGAACTGTCTTTGACGATATTGCTCCTATGAATATATATGCTCGTATGATTATTGTAGGAACTACTACTATGCCTAACTCTATGATGGATGAATTTAGAAAGCATGCTGAAGGTCAGACAGACAAAGCCCTAGAATGGATTACAGACCAAAACGTAGACGTTCACTACTACCCAGCTATCATGACAGCTGAAGATGGCTCAGAACGCTCTGTGTGGCCTGAGAAGTGGCCTCTAGAGTGGCTGCAGTCCCAAAGACATCTGCGTGACTTTGCTAAGAACTATATGAACCGTCCAGTTAATGCTGATGGTAACTTTTGGACAGAACAAGATATTATTATTAGCGATTTGGAAGAGTACGGCAATACGATCATATCTATCGACCCAGCCGTAACAAAGAATAAGATTTCTGACTATACAGGCATAGCTGTATTGTCCAGAGGCGATGATGACTTCATTTATGTAAGAGAGGCCATCCAAGTAAAGATGTCTCCATCAGAGCTTGCAGAAAGAATTGCAAGCTTAGTTGATATCTATGAACCTGGTGTAATCTATGTAGAAACCAACCAAGGTGGTGATCTATGGAAGGACGTATTCAAAAATATTCCTGTAAAATATAGATCTATAAGACAAAGTGTTTCAAAGCAAATCCGTGCAGGAAAAGCTTTGAATTTTTACCAACAAGGAAAAATTAGACATACCGCACATTTTCCTGCGTTGGAAGAACAGATGTGGGGCTTCCCAAAGATCTCTCACGATGACGTTCTTGATGCGGTAGTGTCTGGCGTACTTTACTTCTTGGATAATAAATCTCCAAAGGTAGTAGCCAAGCAACTTAATTATCTGAGGAGATAAAAATGATTGATGATATCAGATTAGCCTTAGACTATATATTGAATAGAAAAGATGGATATACACGTGCTGAGACCTATTATGAGGGCACACAGCCAGAAGTCTTTTTGAATCAGAGATGGTTTAAGCTATTTCAGAAGAACCAAAGCGATTTTCGCTTTAATTTTAGCAAGACAGTAGTAGATGCAGTACTAAATCGCCTGGAGATCGATCAGATTGAGACAAGCTCACCTGAAGCAGATGCCTACATGGCACAACTTCTTGAGCAGTCAGATATTAAGCTTGATATCAATGAGATCCATAGAAACACTCTTATTTATGGAGATTCATATGCGATGGTCTGGCCAGATGAGACAGGTAAGTTAGCAATTGATTACAACTCACCACTTACAACTGTAGTTATTTATGATCAGGAGAACCCACGAAAGAAGCTATTTGCAGCTAAAATGTGGCAATATGCTGATTACAATACAAAAGAGATTCATTTGAACCTATATTATCCAGATCGTATTGAGAAATATGTTGGATATGGTGAGATTGAGAACATGGGTACTCCACAAGGATCAAACTTTGTTCTAACAGAAACAATTCCTAATCCATGGAATGAAGTTCCTGTGTTCCACTTCCGCACACACAAGCCTTATGGCCGTCCAGAGCATGCAGATGCCTTTGGCCCACAAGATGCAATTAACAAGCTTGTAAACACACACATGCTTACTGTAGACTATCAGGGTGCTCCACAGCGTTATGCTTTGACCACTGGTGGCAACGTAGCAGAAATGGATGACTTCTCAGAAGGCGACACAGCCAGAGAGAACATTGGTGCGCTAAAGAACGGTCCAGGAGAGCTTTGGTACCTACAAGGTGTTCAAACTGTTGGCCAGTTCCCAGCAGCAGAGCCAAAGACATTTACAGAGCCAGTTAATGAGTTTGTAAATCAAATGGCTGCAATTACTTCAACACCAACACACTATTTCCAAAAGGGCACATATGTTTCTTCAGGTCAGGCACTTCGTGCAGCTGAAGCACCACTTGTGAAGAAGGTTAAGAACCGTCAGCTTGCTCTTGAGTCTACATGGAGAGATTTATTCTTGTTCATGCTTAAGATTGAAGGAATCACAGCTGTAATTGATATTGATTGGGCTGAGGCAGAAATTGTCGATGAGGTTGATCAATGGGATGTGGCGGTACGCAAGAAGTCAGTAGGAATGCCATTAGAGCAGATCTTGCTTGAACTTGGTTATGATCCAGAGCTTGCAACACAGATTTCAGCTGAATCTATGGTGGCAACTGGAACAACAGAAGACATATCGTTACAATCAACAGGTATAAACGCAAATAATTTGGCTTTGGAACAATCCGCAGCCGAAAGAAATAACCAGATAGGATAAAAATGGAAGAAACTCAGGTAGATGGTACGTCCGAAGAGATAAAAGATCCAGCAGCAGTCTTAGCAGCACTTGATCGTGCTAAAAAGGATGCAAAGCAGTTTAGAGAAGAGAAAGAAGCACTTGAACTAGAAATAACCAAATTCAAAGATGAAAGTGCCAAGTTCTCAAGTAAATTGCTTAAAGAAAAGGTAATCCAAGAACTATCTAAGCATTATTCTGGACCATCAGATAGATTGTTTAAGTATTTAAACTTATCTGAATTGACATTTGATGAAGAATTTAATGTCGTTGGTCTAGATAATCAAATCAATCAAATAAAGAAGGATTTTCCAGAAATATTTGATCCAAAACTATTGGTGGCTGGAAAAGCAGACTCTGCTGAAGGCATACCAGTGAATAAGACATTATCTGCATCAGAAAAGCAAGCAATGCTTGTTTTAGGTAGATAAACAACTATTTATAATGTATAATTGGGCTATAAGCCTCCAAATGGACGTTTGGACTTAAACCCATAGATATATTAGACGATAATCTATTCATATAATTCAAATTCAATTTAAAATTAGGAGAAACAAACATGGCAAGAACAGATTTTACAGAAGCCAATGGTTATATTCTCGAAGAGCAGGGTTCGAATGTAATCCAAGACTTAGTTGCTAATTCAGCAGTTGAGCGCTTTGCTCGTCGTGAAAACATGGCATCACGCACAAAATCAGTACCACGTTTCCTTTCAGACGCTCCACAGGTAGTTGCAGAGGGTGGAACAATCCCAGAAGCAGCAGCTACTCTAGATGAGATCGTATTGACAGCACGTAAGTACGCACAGATTATGCACGTTTCAGAAGAAGATCTAAACGATTCACTTCCAGACGTTCTAACAGTTTACAAGAGAGAATGGGCAAGCCGCTGGGCTCGCAAATTCGACAACGCATGCCTTGGTGTAACAGCCGCAGGCGATGGCGATGACGGACAGCCATTCACATCTCTATACCGTGCATTGGCTACAAGCCCAACTGCACCAGTTTCACAAATCATCCAAACAGGTGGAGCATTGTCATACGAAGACATCAACAACGCTCTAGGCTTTGCTGAGAACTCAAGAAAGTTTGATGCAGCTAACACAGTATGGATGGCTCATCCAAAGATGCTTAAGGAAATTCGTGGAATGATCAAGGGTAACAATGATCTAGTTCTACCAGATCCACTAGCAGGAACACCAGGATCTCTATTTGGATATCCATTGGTAATTTCATACGGTGCAGCTACATCAGCAGCAGCAACAGATTCACCAGCAGGAAACCCATTGCTCATCGTCGGTAACCGTCAGATGCTTATCAATGGTGTCCGTGGTGGCGTAGAGTCAGTTGTTTCACGTGATGCAGAATTTACAAAGGACGGAGTCCTTCTTAAGACTCGTATCCGCCGTGGTTTCGCAGTTGCAGATGCAGACGCATTCTCAATTGTTGAAAAGACAGCGTAAGGAGATAGATAATGCCATCAAAACTATACGGTAACTTCTTACTTAAGGCACTAAACAAGGAAGTAGATTTCGACACTGACACAATCAAGGTTGCTCTACTTTCATCATCTTACACACCAGATCAGGACGCTCATGACTACTTCAACGATGTTTCATCATTTGAAGTTTCAGGTACAGGCTACACTGCTGGTGGTAACACACTAGGTTCAAAGACAGCAACCTACGATTCAGCAAACAATGTAGTAATCCTTGATGCTGCAGATACCACTTGGTCATCTTCAACAATCACAGCACGTTACGCAGTTGTATATGGATCAACAGGTACTTCTTCAACTTCACCGTTGATCGGCTATGTGGACTTCGGTTCAGATCAGTCTTCAACAAATGGTAACTTTACAATCACATGGGATAGCACAGGCATTGTGCGTATCACTGTAGCGTAAGGCTAACGCAAATGGACGTAAAGGTTGAGGTCAGCGCACTCCAGGCACATGCTTGTGTAGTCGTAGTCCACACCACAACGGAGATCCTTTCTGGTAACATAATGTCTCTAGTGGTATCTGACCTCACCTTTACTCCAACAATTACAATTAATGGAACAAGCATTTCAGCAGTACCAGCAAGCCACGCTTTGATTGGAGTCATGGCTGCCTAACGGCAGTCTTTTTTTATGTCATATATTAATCGAATATCCTCACTAGGCCCAAAGATCTGGTATCGCTTTAACGAAACAGCAGGAACTCCTGTTAACTTTGGCTCCCTATCAACAACTTCAGCCTTTGTAGACTTACTTTTAAATGAACAGACAGATGTAGATGGACGCTGTGTATATTTGAATGGATCAAGCTCATATGTACAATTACCAGCTCATACAGCATTTTCAGTATTTAATGATAGATCATTTACAGTAGAAGCGTGGGTAAAGATTGAAACTGCTGATACAAATAGATCAACACCTCTTGAGATTTTTAGATTAAATGCACCATCATCTCCACATAATTATATTTCTTTAACAGTTGGCGGAACTACTGCAAATAGAGGAAAGCTAATTCAAGACAGCACATGGAATGGTGGCGCTCAAATGATTAGCCCAACTAGAATTGACAACGGTGTTTGGACACATGTTGCTGTTACTATCAATACAAGCTATTTCTTTTTATATGTTAATGGAGTAGCAGTATCAGCAATAATCCCAGCAAATCTACCTGCCTCATTTAATTTTGATGAATCATCAAAGAAATTAATTGGTGCTGGATATACAGGAATATCACAAGCAACTATTGGTCAATACTTTAAAGGCCGCATAGATGAATTTGCTGTATATGATCGGGCTTTAACAGATGCAGAACTTTTAGCAAACTTTAATGCTGGTGCAGCTGTAACTGTTACATCAGAAGTTCTTGGAACCGCTACAGCATTGATGGTACAGCCTACAGTAAGCGCATCATTTAATCCTGCAGCACAGACTCCTATGACTGCCAGCGCAGCATCTGGAGACCACTATAACTCAACAGTAACATTCCCAACCTTATTAGATTCATATATGTCTACATTGAGTCTTCAAAGTTGGTTTAAATTTGATAAAAATAGAGTACTAACTAATTATGGAACAGAGCCAACTAGATCTTCTATTTGGAGTAGTGGTGCAACAAATAATCCTACTGGTGGAATACAAGGTTCTGGAGAACTTAAATTAACAATATCTGGTGGAGCAAATCCATTTATTACTCAGCAAGTTGCTGCTACTACTGCAGAAGTTGCTTTACTAAATGATGAAGATTTTACAATAGGATTTTGGACAAAGAAGCTAGCTAAAGAAACAGGTGGCTCTTTTATTATTTCTGCTTATAAAAGCAATAACACTGAATATATAACTTTTAAATGGAATGCAAATGGTGGAATATCATTTAATATCTTTACAAATAATAACACTCATATTATTGAATCATCAACAGACATAACTGATGGAGAGTGGCATTTTGTTGTAGGTAAATTATCATCAAGCACAATGCAGTTGTGGGTAGACGGTACATCTATTGGCACGACCACAATGAATCATAATTACACATTAGATTACTTTAATTTTGATGGATCAAACTCATCAGATACAACTTCTATATCTCAATTCTTTATTGCAACCTCAGCAGCTATAGGTACAACTGAAATAGCAAATCTTTACGACTATGGAACACCATCAGTTCTTCAGGGTGCTGCATATATGCCTGAAGCTGTTACTAAATTTAATAGTGCATTTAATGACTATATTCAGTCTAAGAATCCAGTTATTGATTATCGTCTAGATGAAGGAACTGGTAATCCAGTAAATTATGGAACAGCTTCTTTGGCACTTGTACCTTATTTAAGTCCGCAAGGATTTATTCAGAATCAACTTGGACTAAATGGTAAAGCTTTTAAATTTACTTCTAGAGATCAAACAACTAGAGGAAACTATGCTTTTGATACTGGAACATTTTCAACAGATGATCTTTGTACAATTGGTATATTGTTTAAAAATGCAGATGCAACTAATCAACAAGGTTTTATTGGATTTGGTGGTCGCTTAACAAATCCTGCTGACGGAAATGGTTTCTCATTACAGATGCTTGCCACAAGCGGATACTTAAGAATCCTTGCTGGAAATGGTAATGGAACTGTTACAAATTACACTGGAACAACAAACTATGCTGATAACAAATGGCACTTAGCTGTAATTGTAAAATCAGCAAGCACTGTTAAATTGTATGTAGACGGAAAAGAACATATAAGTGGATCTAACTCTACAGCAATGACTGATAGTGGTGAATTTATTATTGGTGGTGTTGCTGGTATTATTGCTTCAGCTACTTCTAGAGATACATTAATTGATGAAGCATTTGTAACAAATACAGCATTTACAGCACAAGAAGTATTTGAAGCATATCAAGCATTAAGACTTGAAATGGATACAACTGCCACAGCACTTCTAGTAGATCCTACAACAACTTTGGGTACTGGAAGTATTTACACCGCTGATGCTGCAACTGCATCTGGTCTTCTTCCAATGCCTACAGAGACACAAGAGATAGCGCCAACTATTGAACATATGGAAGCATTTGGAGTATTCCAGCATCCTAACTATGGCGGAAACGTAGTTATAGATGTTAACTATGGACAAGAAGCATTTACTGCTAATGCAATATTCCATATGCCAGGATTTAGCATTGGAGAAATTAACTCAGTAGTTCACATGGAAGCAACCGCATTAATGGTTCATCCTATATCAATTGCTGGTGGATCTATATCTGTAAATCCAGCAATTGCTTTAAATGCAACATTAGTGGATCCAGGAATTGTAACTATTAAGGGCGCATTAGTTAGAGCACAGACATTAAATGCAAATGCATTTGCACCTCTTCCACCTGCTTACTTTACAATTCTAGATGATCTTTGGTATCAAAGACTTGTAGCAATTGATCAAAAAGATTCAGTAGGTAACTCATCAATAGTATTTTTTAATACATCAGATAACTTTTATGTTGGGTCAGACCCTGCACCAGGATCTGGCTGGACAGTACCATATGCGGTAGGAATCACAGCTACTAATGCAGTCACAAATCCTCTACCTGCAATAAATGGTGGATACTTTGATGCACAAAATAGAAAAGCTGTAAATTTTAGAAACATATCTCTTACAACTGGTAATCCTTCACCATTTGGTGCTGGCGATAGAGACTTTACTTTTGAAGTAATGATTAAAACAACAAAGTCTAATCAGGTTTTATTTATTGGCGAAAATGAAAACATATATAACTTCCAAAGAACTGGCATTATATTAAGAGATGGAAAATTAGCACTTACTTATTCAAAAGATAGACGTGGAGGAAATGTTTCTGCAAATGACCAAGAACTTGCATTTATTGGAAATAAAAATATTGCTGATGGACAATGGCATCATTTAATTATTCAGAATAGACAGACTGGCACAGACAGAAGCGCACCACGTATTCAGTTCTGGATTGATGGACAATTAGATATTCAAAGATATGGCAATGAAATGTATGTCATTAACAAAGTTGGCTACAACTCATCTGAATTAAATTCATATTCTGACTTTACTATATCCGCATTTGGATTAGGTTTGTCTGCTATGGTAGAAGAAAATGAAATTAATCTTAACTACCTTGCCGCAATTAATGTTGTTCCTGTTAAGGCAGGAGTGGCTACCGCAACTGCAACAGCAACACCTAACACTAAGGGTCGTGGAAACCGTGGTCGTGCTCTAATGCTTTACTTCTGGCCAACACAAAACTCTACAATTGGATATTACTCACCTACATCATCTTCAGGATTCCGTAGTGGTATAGTTGGAAATAACTACCACGATTACGATCAAGGTGGATATGGAAATGATCCAGATACTTTCTATCAGTTAACAACATATACAAATAGAGGTGCCAGCCAATTCTATGACTGGGACATCTGGCCAGTGCCAGTAGTTAAATTATTTGAAGGCGATAAATGGGTTGGAGAAAGCCATCCAATTCTTAAAGATGGAATTACAAAAGGCGGAACCGACAAGGGAACTGTCTACGTAGATCCAGTAACAGATAACGAAAGATATCTAAATTTAATGACAGACTTTAAAGATTTGTCACAATTTGATATGATTTGTTTCCGTAACTATCCAGATCAATCTCTTGAGCAGGATAAATATGGAGTTAATGCAAAGGGTGTAGTGGATGATTACTTCAACTTACTTGATAAGAATCTATTTGCAGACTTCCTTAAATCATTAAGAGATGCAGTAGATACTGGTATATCTCTATTTATTACAAATCCACAGCTTGCAGTAGACATGGGATTCATTGATACATATCATGAAGTTTCAGATTTAACTGATTCTGGAAATGAAGGTCTTTCTGATCCATATGTACCACTTAAGCTTAACGATCCCCTTGGTACTGGAACTCCACAGCTTAATATTAATTATACAACTAGTTTGACTGGTAGTGGAAATGATGAATATTTAGATGCATATAGAAATAACTATCATCAAGTTGTAAATACATTAGAAGACTTAACAGATGATGATGCATTTATTTGGACAGATGAAATTAAATACAGGGTAGATGGTTCAGAATTTGGTGAATTAGACAGATGGTGGTCACATGTTGAATATAATGATGGATTGCAAGTTGGAGATAGATTCTTAATTTCAACCACGCCTACTTATAATCAAACTTATTTTGCCACACCACTAGAAGCAGTTAGAGCTGGTAAAGTTATTACAAAATTTGCTGATACTTACCGTTATGGAGCAGTTGAACGTGTAAACCCATATCGCAATTACGCAACATCTATTGCTGTAGAACCAGGAACTGTGGTTGCTGGAAAACAAATTGGTGCAAAGGTATTTATATCATTTACAGATGTTGTAGGAGTACAACAAGGCTACGGAAGTATTCTTGGTGGAGTTGGAACGTCTGTAGAAAACAAAGCTGTTTCATTAACCACAGATTACTGGATTAATTATGCTTATAGTATTGGATTACTTACAGTTGCAGAAAGAGATGAACTTTTAGGTGATTCTATTGATAGATTACCTAATGGACCAGTAAAAGATGCTTCTAAATATTGGACAACAAATGGACAAGATATTATTGGAACAGTATCTTCTTATGGAGATAATGATGAATTAACTACAGATACTTCAGAACAAGCTAAAAAACAAAAGGTTCTTAAGAGAACAAGAAGAGGAAAGGCAAAGAGAACTATTGGTGCTGGAGCTCTTCCTAACTTTATGCTTGTTTGGGGCTGGGCTACAAGACAGATAACAGTGCCAGTTCCAAGCATTAACACTCGTGCTCTCTGGTGGTTATCAGAAAGACTTGAGTATGCTGATGGAATTCCATTAAGACCAGAAGCATTTGATGCAGATGCATTTATGAAGCAGCCTGTAGTTACAGGATTTAAGACAGCAACAGTTGCTGCACAAGCAGCAGTAGCAGTTGGTGCAATGGTTGAGACCAACTTAAGAAGCGCAGGTACTACAATAGCTGTGCTACCATTAACTGCAACAGCATTCTTTGTAGAAAAGGGAACGTTTGTTCCTGCAGAACCTGCAACAGCTAGTTCAACACTAGCACAAGATATTAGAACAACTACATTCGAATCAGATCAGGTTGTTTTATACTTAGTACATGTGGACCCAATACTGTACTTAAGAGAGGACGTAATAAAATGATTAGCCAATACTGGATCGATCAAATTCCTGCAAGACCACTTTCCATTCAAGTTAGGACCCAGAGCGGCGAAGACGCTAACCTCTCTCCTTACACAACAATTGAAGCGGTAATGCTAGGAAGCAATAATGAAGAAATTGATCTCACAGGATCAGTCTTAGACACAGCAGGTAAGTCAGTTGGAAATATAATTTTCAGATGGCCAACTACAAGAAGTCTATTTGAATATCCTGGAGACTATGTTTTACAGATTAAATTATCAGGAACAGGTAGGTTAGATTTTACATCTACACATACACTAAGAGTTCGTGAATTAGGAAGGACTAATAGATAATGTTATCAACAATTAGCAGCGTAAAAGAATACACAGGTTACGATGTAACCCTGCCATTAATATTAAGAGCACAAGCAATCATTGAGATGTTTGTTGGCAAAGATGAAATAGATGTTGAGAACCCTTCTGACTTTTTGCTTCTTGATAAAATGGTTTCATACCAAACAGCATACATGCTTGAAAATGAGGATATTGTATTTAAGCAGGCAGCATTAACTAGCCAAGGCCAGACTGATGCTTTGATTAACTTTAATAGAGATATGTTTTCACCATTCATAGCACCTCTTGCTGTTATGGCAGCTGCAGGCTTATCATTTAATAAGTCTAGAAGCTATAAGACTGGAAGCATATTTCAAAAATCAAAGTATAGAGATTGGAAGAAAGATTAATGCTTTTTAATACAGTTAAAAATAGAAATTACACAGTTGATTACAGAGGATATACCACTGTAACAAGTGCTGATGGAGTCGTTACTGAAAAGAGATACGCCTTAGTTGGCACACCCGTAAGAGTGCAAATTTCTACAAGTTTTACTGGAAGCTTAATTATTTTAGCCGATGAAAAATTACAACTAGATGGCTATCTAGAGAATCTTGTTGATAGAAACGGCAATGCTGTTTATGAGGGTGCTCTTTGGAGAATAAGCTCAACTCAGCCTGTTGTAAATGCTGTGGGCCTTGTAGAAGGATACAAGTACAAAGCCACCATACTCTCTGGAAACATCTAATGTCTTTTAGAATTATACCTTCTTATCTTCGCAAGTCCACTATTGCTAGAGGACGTGTAACAGGTGGACTTAGTGAATTTTATAATGAATACTGGAGCCCAGGAGTATTGGAACTTTATTTTCCATTAACATCAGATTCTTCTTTTAACCCAGGACAAAGACAAATTATAGATGATTACCAAGTAGATATTGAAAATTATTTATTTGATATTGGTGAAGATTATGACGATGGCGTATTTCTTGATTTCTTAAAAGATTTAATGGGCGAAGAAAAATACAATGCTTTATCTGAAACATGGGAACAACTGTCAATAGATTTAATTAATCTTTGGGATCATTCATCAAGTAAAGAAGGCTTTGGCAAAAAGAAATTCTTTGGAGTCGTGTATCAATAATGAACGCAACAGAAGTAATTGGATTAATCACATCTATTCTTGCCTTAATAGTTGGGCTGGAACTAAGAATAAAAGCCTTAGTTAAACATTATCTAGTAGAACTTAAGCCTAATTCAGGCTCATCCTTAAAAGACCAAGTTACAAGAGTTGAGAATAAATTAGACCAATTGCTAAAGTAGTTGACATAATAACAAAGCTTTAGTATACTTCATATACATCAAGAAAGGATGTAATAATGAAGCCGAAAGACGCTTTTCAATATATACAAGCTATTAGAGCTTGGCGATTTACTAGTAATGAAAAGATTGTAGCCGTAATGCTTTCAAGCAGATACAATTGGACTAAAATGGCTTGTGCTTGGCCATCAAATAAATTAATTGCTGCAGATACAGGATTATCAGTTTCAGCAGTTGTTAAGGCAAAGAAAAGACTAGTTGAAGATGGATTTCTTCAAATTCAGAGACAGTTTAATAACTCTTGTAAGTATACACCTATGCTCCCAGAAAACATAGGGGTTGTGATGCAGAACTATACCTCTTCGTTTAAGGATGATACCTATAGTTCTATGTACGACTTAAAAGATAATATAAAAGAGAACATAAAAGAGAAACTACAGGATGACTCTAAAGAGTCATTGGTTCTTTCTAATATTTCTATCAAAGAAGGAATTACTACTATACAAGAAGAGTCTAGTGACAATCCCTCTTTGGCTGAAGTTAGAGCGATAGCCGCGCCCTGGGATGGAGAATGGCGATGAAGAAAATACACGAGCCAGCCCCGCTGGATCTAGCAATAAAAGCATTATCAGATGCCATAGAAACATTAGATGACATGATCGAAACTATGCAGAGTAGCGCAGCAACCCTCAGAGGCTGGTTAGAGCCAGGAAAAGAGATAGGTTGGATAGATGAGGACAAGTGAAAAGCCAAGGCCTCTATGTGGCTGTGGAACGCCTGTAGAGCAGAAGGGCAGAACCAAGCTTGGCTTTGCTATTTGGGCATCAGGTTGTGGCAATTGCAAAGTAAAAGCAAGAAAGAATAGAAAAGATTATTGCGAAAAGTGCGGCGGGACAGAGAAGTTAGAAATAGACCACATAGACAGCAATAGATCTAATAACAAGATAAACAATTTGATGACCCTATGCAAAAATTGCCATTGGGAAAAAACTTCAGAACATAAAGAAAGCAGAGGTCCTGAGAAATGAAATCATGCTCAGTTTGTAAAGTAGAAAAGTCTTTTGATAACTTTCATAAGAACACAAAAACATCAGATGGTTACACCTTTAGATGCAAGACATGTACAAGTGCCTATTACAAGGGCTACAACGCCTCCAGGAAGGCCGCAAATGCCAGGGTTGAGGTAACATCTAAGGTCTGTAGAGATTGTGGCTTAGAAAAGCCAATAAGCCAGTTTGGCAAGAGAGAAAACTCCCTAGACAAACACAACATATATTGTAAGCCATGTTGGAGAAGCAGAACATTAGCAGCAATTAGGAGGATGAGAAATGGTCGGAAGACCCAAGGATCCTAGAAAACCACCTAAGAAAGCACCATTAAGAAAGAACAATGTAAGAACTCTAGAAACAAGAGGGATCACATATAAAGAGCCAGCCATGATAGGTTCCTTTTGGAGAGATCACACAATGGATCAAATCCAGGTTATGTCAGATGAAGAACTCATCCAGACCATAGATATCTTCCTTGATAAGCTAATTGCAAGAGCCATTAAGAATGATAGAAATTGGAGCTTTCCAATATTAGATGCCTATCTACGTATTGCATCCTTACCAAGGAAATGATAGAATATAGGTTGTGAAGCTGAGTTTTAATTCATTTCTCTTAGTTTCACCTACCCTATAGGGATGCCCTAGCCTTTCTGGAGTTCCGCGACTTCGCTAGGGCATTCTGCTTTTTATAGGTGTATAATTAGTACATAATGACAGGATGCACTATTTAATGGATGAAAGAGATTTCTTGACAGAAAAGACGGTAGGCAAGAGATTATTTCCCTATGCTAAGGATCTTTGGTATAGACCAGATATAGAAGTTCTAGGCATGACATTAGAGATATATGATGATAATCATACATATGAATACAGGATGGCATTTGAAGTAGATGAGAAATTGGAGCAATTCTTGAGCTTATTAGAGGAAGTAGAATAATGGGCGGAGAAGAGAAGAAGACTAAGATAGTAATAGATACTAACAGTCATGGAATAAGAAGAGAAAGACCTGCAGTAGGATATAAAGCAGTAAAAGCATTAAATAAGAAATTAAAGAATAAATCAAAGAAGAAGAGTTATTGATATTGATATTGATATATGTATAGTAATCCTATCAAAGATGCGTTCATAATGTCAAATATACGTCAATATATAGATATGTCGACAAATAGACATATATACAAGGAGATATGATGGGTTATCC